CTGGGAGGAGCCCCTCGTTGCGCACGAACTGCGCGTGAGGTGTCAGGTTTGCGTCCCTGTGACGTGTGTAAAAAGGGGGGCCTACAAGGCTTAAATACCCTCTTCCAACATCCCGCCTCTCCGGTCTTGTGCCGTTGAGAGGACGAGGCCCAGTTTTATGGTCTGGGAACCAAACAAAACCAGCTAGTTTAGGCTTTACTAGCAACCAATGTAACAAAGCACTCCAGTAGGTGACCGCGGGTTCGCGAAATCCACCCCTTAAGTGGGCAATGGTACAACCCCGTGAATGTTCACGCCGAGGATTTAGGCTTGTCATGCCTTCGAACTGACTGACCTTGAGGGGGTGCAGGTGATTGTTAAATGCACTCTGTCGGTGACGCCGCACGGGAACGTGCAGCCCCCTCTCGGTCTCGTCGTGGATCACCACGGCCCGGCAGCCCAGCTAGAAACAGGGCACCTCATGATCTAAGGCCATAGATGAAAAACAACCCGAGCACTCCCACGCTTACCAAGCAGGAATGCCGCGCACGTAGCGCCTGGCACACACTTCGCCAAGCGTCCACGTCCTACCACCTCTCATGTGATCTCCCCACAGAGCCTTTGACGAAGGCCGCGTGTGTGGATCGACTCATGAGTCTCCCTCCAAACCCCTCCCTCCGTGAGGTCTCCGAAGCTGGCTCTGCCTTCCAGTACCGCAAGGTGCTGGGGGGCCCAATTAACAAGAGCCAGGCATTCCGGGACCTCCGTTCCGACCTCGAAATCCCCCCCCCCCCGCTTGACCCCCGGGCATCTCATGCCTTGTCAGAGGCTGCCGGAAAGCTCTTCCCCCTTGGTTGGGACCGCCACTACGCGCGTCACGTTGAGACCTATGTACCGAGTCTCAACTCCAACTATGAGCGACTACCGCCCTCTGCCTATGCGGACAACGGACTTGACGAGTTCACGTTCCGGCAGAAGTGTCTGGGCGTCATCCCCCCTACCCCCATCCCCCCCCTCCGACGGGCCACCGTGATTGACGATTGCGGAAAGGCCCGAGTCCCCACCATTGCACCTTATACGGCCTCCCAGCTGGGGCCGCTTCATCGGACCATCTATGATGTTCTGACGAAGGAGGGCACGGTCCTCCGGGGCATGCCGACGGCAACCAACATGTCGGCCTTCCAAACGACGCAGGGCGAGGTGAATGTCTCGGGAGACTACCGGGGAGCCACGAATGGCTTCTCGTGCTTGGTCACCCTCGACTCCCTCCGGCGTCTCCGCGCATCGTCCACATTCGTCCCACCCGCCATATGGGACCTGGCAGAATCGTTCTTAGCCCACCCCTGCGTAGTACATCGCGGGGAAGATATTGACAAGGGCTTCCTCAAACAGAACGGCCAGTTGATGGGCGACCTCCTCTCCTTCCCCATTCTCTGCTTCGTGAACGTTGCAGGGCTCTACCTCGGTCTTGGAATCAAGAGGGCCGAGGAACTCATGGTGGCTCGTCGTGTCAAAATCAACGGCGACGACATCGTCTTCCGCGCTACCCCGGCTGAGGCCGAGTGCTGGCGCGTATCCTGCCCCCTCCTGGGGCTACGGGTCTGTCCGGATAAGACCCTCGTTCATCCCCGCGTCTTCACCCTCAACTCCAATTTCTTCCGGTCCCGAAAGGGTCGGAAGCCCACGCATGTCTGGATCCATCGGGCATCCGCGTGGGTGTTGAAGGGAAGGAAGTTCGGCGAGGTGAAGAGCGATTCGGACAGGAAGGTCCTCCGAGGGGCGGCGGTGCAATCCGTGCTTGAACTGCACGTTGAGAGCATCACCAACCCAGAGAGGAGGAGTAGAGTCCGCCTGTGCTATCAACATATTCACAAGCGGAAGTTGGAGGGAATGGCGCTCGATATGCCCGTCTTTGACGAAGATAGGCGGAACGAGTTCCAGTTGGATTGGAGGCGGTTTGCGAAGGCGGCTGTAAGGTCACGCAATCTCCGGCCCGTACGGGGCCAGAAAGCCTGTGGAATGATGAAGTTTGAAGAGGAGGAGTTCAAATTCGTCAGACCTGATGGCGGAGAGCGCACGGCCAGGAAGCCGACGGACGGAAACGGGTGGTGGGCCCATCGGCTGCTATCCCAGGCAGCTGATTGGGGGCGGATGCGGAATCCCAACTTCATCGATTGGCACTTTACGTACAGTGCAGCGTCATGGCAAACCAGGTGTCAGGTGCGTCCCGGAGGGATGCAAAGCCTTGACTACTCCCCGTTAGGGGCTCA